AACACGCTCAACGTGAGGTAAGAGAATTAGCTGAAGAAATGCTTAATCAAGTAAAAAATATTAAAGGTAATCCATTTGAAAAAACAATTAAAGCATTTAATCTATGATAGAATTTGTAAGACACGCTTTAGGAATTTGTGGTGATCATTGGCATCCAAATATTTTTACTCTTTTTTTAAGTGGACTTGGAATCACACCTGCCCTTAATTATATTTATTTTAAAGTAAAAAGTTATAATGATAAAGATTAGTCACGAGGTTCCAAAATGTCTTCTTTATGATAGTGAAAACTTTAATGATTACGATTATTGTTTACCTCATCTTCTAGACGAAGATATAGAGTATAAAGAATATTTTTTACAAGCTAAAAATAAAGGACGTTATATTGTAATGGATAATTCATTACATGAACTTGGTCATGCTTATAATGATATTAGATTAACCCATTGGATTAAAGAATTAAAACCAAACGAGTTTATTATCCCAGATGTTTGGGAGGATAGAAATGCTTCAGTAGTTAATGCTCGTAAATGGGCTTCTATTAAATTACCTAAAGGGGTAGAAAAAGTAGCAGTAGTACAGGCTCAAACACTTCATGAGGCAGCTACCTGTTACCAAACATATAAAGATTTAGGATATGCTAAAATTGCTTTCTCATATGGGGCTAGCTACTATAATGATGTTGTTCCTCATCCTAATAAGGATTTGGGTAAAGCTCTGGGAAGACTCTCAGTAGTTTCAGCCTTGTATAAAACTAAAGTGATTTCACAAAATGATAGAATTCACTTGTTAGGATGTGCTGTTCCCCAAGAATTTAGTTGGTATAAAGGGTATAATTGTATTGAATCAATTGATACTTCAAATCCTATAATGGCTTCTTTAGAAAATACTAGGTATAATTTATGGGGATTAGATACAAAACCTAAAGCAAATATGAATGACCATTATCATATATCTGGAGAAGATATAAATTGGGAATTACTAACAGATAATTTAACTAAATTTAGAAACATTAATGATCTATAAAATAAAACTATGAAAATGATGAGTTTATACGACTATCTAGGTCGCCCAGCAGGAAGTAAATTAGGATTAGAAGTAGCAGAATCCGCCCGTAAAATAGGTATTACTCCAGGAAAACGTTTTATTAAAAATCCTGGTTATACAGGAATGATTATGACTTACCCTGAAGAATTCCTTAAACTTTATTTTAAAAATAATGAAGTAGGAAAACAACTAGACCTTGCTTTTTAATATTTATCAAAACAGCGTTAGCCTATACGCTTAAAATACCTGGCAAATTTAAATTTTTACAAAATGTCAAACGTAGTAGTTAGTTTGAGTGGTGGAATGGATAGCAGCACCCTATTGTTAAGAGCTATCAAAGAATACAATGGTAACGTTACAGCATTAAGTTTTGATTATGGTCAAAAGCACCGTGTTGAATTAGAACGTGCACAATCACTTATTAATTATCTAAATAAAAATGGTTATGATATTAAGTATCGCCAAATTCAACTTAATGGACTTGTAGACTTACTTAATTCAGCACTTGTAGAAGGTGGAGATGAAGTACCAGAAGGCCATTATGAAGAGGATAATATGAAAGCAACTGTTGTTCCCAACAGAAATAAAATCTTTGCTTCAATCACTCAAGCAGTAGCACTTTCAGTTGCTAATTCAACAGGTGAAAAAACTGATATTGCACTCGGAATTCATGCTGGTGACCATGCAATTTACCCAGATTGCCGTCAAGAATTTAGAGATGCAGATGATGCTGCTTTTAGAATTGGTAATTGGGATGCTGATCAAGTAGGTTATTTTACCCCTTATCTTGAAGGAGATAAATTTGATATCCTAAAAGATGGTGAAGTACTATGTAAAGAATTAGCTATCGAATTTAACGAAGTATATGCTCGTACTAATACTTCTTACAAACCAATTAAACATTATCACCGCCCCGAAACTAATGCTTGGGAATGGTACAGTGATTATAAATCAGCTTCTAGTGTAGAGCGAATTGAAGCATTTCTTAAATTAGGAAGACCAGACCCAGTAGCTTATGCCGATGAAACCGGTCCTGTAGAATGGGAAATTGCTAAAGCACACGTTGAAAAAGTACTTGCAGAATATGAGTGATAGAGAAATAATGAATTCAAAACCAAATTGGAGTAAAGCAATGAAAAAACTATTTTATTTTAGTGCGCCATGGTGCGGACCTTGTAAAACATTTGGACCAATTATGGACCAAGTAGCACAATCAGGAATTTCAGTACAAAAAGTTAATGTGGATACTGATACTGAAGCATCTCAAGCATTTGGGATTCGTAATGTACCTACTGTAGTTTTAGTAGATAATGGTCAAGAAGTTAAACGCTTCTCAGGAGTTAAACCAATGCAACAAGTAATCGATTTTTATAATGGGTAAGTTTCAATCAAGTAAAGTATTTGATGGATTTTCAACTGTATTCCGTCAATGGAAAGCAGAAGATACTCATTGTAGATTTCTTCATGGTTATGGGGTCTCTTTCAAAGTTTACTTTGAAGGAGATCTAGACCATAGAAATTGGGTTTGGGATTTTGGAGGTATGAAACGCGCTAAAACCCAAATTAATGGTATGTCTCCTAAAGCATGGATGGATTATATGTTTGATCATACTTTAATTTGTGCTGAAGACGATCCTGCTCGTTCTAAATTTGAAAAGTTAGCTGAAGCAGGTATTATTCAATTAAGAGTTATTCCTGCTACAGGAGCAGAAAAATTTGCTGAATATATTTTTAGTAAACTTAACGAATTTGTTCAGACTGAAACCGAAGGTAGAGTAAGAGTTACTAAGGTTAAATTTGCTGAACATGGTAAAAATGCAGCTTATTATGTTGAATCCTAAATTATGGGATAAGACCGCCCCTTTAGGTCGAATTGAAGATTATGATAAAGTACTTCCTGTACTAGAAGTTTATCGTTGTGTACAAAGTGAAGGTAGTAGATTTGGTAGACCTACAATCGCAGTAAGAACTACAGGTTGTACTCATCGTTGTTACTTTGGTGAAGGAGGATGGTGTGATAGTTGGTATACTAGCATTCATCCTGAAAAAGGTACTTTTACATTTAATGACATTATTAAGATTTATGATGAGAATCCTCATGTTAAAGAAATGATGTTAACAGGTGGTAGTCCTACTATGCATCCTGCTTTAGTAAACGAATTAACACATTTTGCTCATGAAAGAGGAATCCTTATTACTATTGAGACTGAAGGCTCTCATTTTCTCGAAACAGATTACCCAATTGGCCTCATTTCTTTATCACCTAAGTTTAGTAATAGTGTCCCTGTTGTTGGTGTTTCCACTCCTAGTGGGGCAGAGGTCACAGAAAAAATGGTATCAACACACAATAGACTTCGTCTCAACACTGAAGCCATTAGAAAAACTATTAGTTATCATAGTGACTATCATTTTAAGCCTGTGTGGGATGGCACTGCTGAAAACCTCGCTGAAATCGAAGCATACAGACAAGAGCTCAATATTCCTAAAGATAAAACATTTGTCATGCCCGCAGGAGACACCAGAGAAGAACTAATTAAAATGTATCCTATTGTATTTGAAATGGTAGCTGAACACGGTTATAATATGACAGGTAGAGATCATATTATTGCTTATGACACAGAAAGAGGAGTATAATGTCTTATTAAATTATGAAAAAATTAAAATTTAAAAAAATAAAAAGATGGATAATGCAATCGCTACTGGTTTCCTTATCATTATTTGGATCTTTATCAGTATACGCTCAAACTACAACCGTAGTAACTGATATATTTACAGTAGTATATTCTGAAGATTATGAACAACCCTTAAAATTAAGCTACACAGTATTATGCCCAAATGGAGATGCTAAAAGAGGTGGAATATCTTGGTTTAGCGATTTTAACATTAAAACATCAGATATTAAAGATTATGAAAATAATGAATGGGATAGAGGCCACTTAGCACCTGCTGCCTCATTTAATTGTGATAGAGAAACTATCCAAAAAACTTTTACTTATTTAAATTGTGCTTTACAACATGAAGGATTAAATAGAGGTCCTTGGAAAGAATTAGAAGCATTTGAAAGAGATTTAGCTAAATTTTTCGAAGTTAAAGTTGAAATCGAAGTAGACTTCCCAGATCAACCTCTTAGAGTCCCAGCAGGAGCTGCTTTACCTGAAGGATTTAAAAAAACAATTTCATTTAATGATAGAATATATGAATTTTATTTTCCAAATACAGATGTAGCAGGACAAGATTGGTATAATTTTTTAATAGCAAAATAATGAAAGAACTTTTAACAGCTAAAGATATAGATTTTAAAACTAGAATTATAGGTAAAACAATTGCTGATGATCATATAGGAGATAAAACACCGGTAGTAATGGTTGGGTTACTTAATGGATGTTTTGCGTTTTATGCTGATTTAGTACGTGCTACACCAATTGACATGGAATGCGATTTTATGCGCGTTAAATCGTATATAAACCGTAAACAAGGTGATATCGTTATATCAAAAGATTTAGAAACACCTGTTAAAGGTAAACACGTTTATATTGTAGATGATATCTATGATACAGGAAATACAATGAAAGCTGTTATTGAATACCTAGAAGTTAAAAAACCAGCTTCAATTTCAATTGTAACTTTAGTAGCAAGAAAAAATAGCCCATCTCCAAAACAAAAATCCTATCATGCCTTTACAATTGATGAAGAGTGGATCGTAGGTTATGGTCTAGATAATGAAAAAGGAAATATGAGAAATCTTTCTTCAATTTGGGCTTTATAAAATAATTTTTATATATTTAAACTAATAAGAATAAAAGAAGATTAAAATGGTTGAAAACGATAAAAAATTTGTAAAAAAATATGAATGGGTAGGAGATGTGGATTCCTATAAAGAACCAAAACCAAACGAACACTCAGTTAAATATAATGAACCTGATAGAGATTATGATTCTGAGTATAAACCTACTAAAAAAGATATTGAAACATTCCCTGATTTACAAAATGGTCCTTCATCTTTAATCCAAGGTTCCCCTGTTGAAATTCAACAAGTAGGTATCCATAATTTTAGATTACCATTAAAATATAGAACAAGAGATAATGGTATTAAAGAATTAGAAACTAAAGTAACAGGTACTGTATCTCTTGAAGCTCATAAGAAAGGTATTAATATGTCTCGTATTATGAGATCATTTTATGAATTTAAAAATGATACTTTTAGTATTGATAAACTAGAAACAGTTCTAGCCGCCTATCAAGAAAAATTAAAAACATTTGATTCTAAAATCGCACTTAAATTTTCATACCCTATTGTTTTAAAATCATTAAGATCTGACAATGAAGGATATCAATACTATGATGTTACATTAGAAGGTGATTTAAACAAAAAAGGTGAAATGAAAAAAATAATCCATTTTGATTTTGTTTATTCATCAGCTTGTCCCTGTTCTTATGAACTAGCTGAATATGCTAGAAAATACAGAAATAAAGCAACAGTATCTCATTCACAAAGATCCGTAACTAGAATATCTATTGAATTTGATGATATGGTTTGGATTGAAGATTTACAAGAAATGTGTGCTAAAGCTCTTATGACTGAAACCCAAGTAGTTGTTAAAAGAGAAGATGAAATGGCATTTGCTGAATTAAATGGATCTCATCTTAAGTTTGTAGAGGATGCTGCTAGATTATTATACGAGCAACTAAATGCAGATAAAAGAATCCAAGATTTTAGAATTATTTGTTCACACCAAGAATCACTCCACTCACATGATGCTATTTCAGTTATTTTAGCACCTAATAGTAAATTTAGTAGTGATATTTCTCATGAAACTTGGTCTAGTTTAATCCATATTTCATAAACGTTAAAAATAAATAGTTATGAGTAATTTTAAAGACGAAATAGCACTTGAATTGATTAAGGGTTTAGGCACTCTTACATCACTTAGAGATAGGGATCAACTCAGTATGACCCCCGAAACAGAATGGGCAGATATAATGGCTGAAAGAATTACAGCTAAATTTGAAAATGAATATGTACCATTTGTAAGTGAGGTAGAAGATTTTAATGCATTAATGAATAAACCAAATAATTATGAACCTACGATTCCTCAAAGCAAAGGTGAATGGATGTTTGTTTACAACTTTATTCTTGAAGAACTTGAAGAGTATAAACAAGCTTGCGAAAACGGAGATATCGTTGAGGTTCTTGATGCTTTGTGTGATATTACTTATGTTTCCCTTGGGAACGGTGCTATGCTACATGGTCTTAAAGATAAAGTTTGGAAAGCATACCAAGAAGTCCAGGCATCTAATCTCTCGAAGGCTTGCCAAACTGAGGAGGAAGCTCAAAAAACAGTTGAAAAACGATCAGTTGAACAAGGTGAAGAGTGTCATTATGAAAAGGTTGGTGATAAGTTTATTGTTTATAGAACGAGAGATCGTAAAGTTATGAAGAATATCAATTACTTTAGACCTGATCTAAAACAATTTTTTTAATGAAATATAAATCTTGTCACGTTACAAGAAAAAAAGAAGGTGGGTATACTGCCCACCTTTGGACAGATAATGGTTATAAAACCCTAGATTGGGAATACCCAGCTTATAGAGAAGATCCAAATGGAAATCACACTGGTCTAAAAGGGGAAAAATTATCTAAAACTCTTAAATGGAATAGAGAAGATTCTTCATTACATTTCCACGATATGAGACCTTACCAAAGGTTCCTTATTGATTTGTATGGTAATGATGATGAACCCTCTACTACTCATCGTGAAGTATTTTTCGATATTGAGATTGAAATGGGAGGAGCACTTACTGAGGAATATATTAAAAGTGCCCCTAAACCAG